GGTTTCCGGGGCTGCCCACTTAGTGCCTATGACTAAAGAATCAAACGAATTAACAACAAGCACGGTTCAACTTGCAAAGCGCTTGGGCATTTCCCGCGTTAGTTATAACTCTTTTCGCAAGCTTCCCGGCGCCCCTAAAGCCAAAGGCGGCAAACATAATGTCGAAGCATGGAAGGAGTTTATTCTTTCCAATGGATTGAACCAGCGCGGCCGAGAGTTTAAGGACGCCGGCGAATTACAACGCGAGAAACTGGAGAAGCAAAACGAACTTTTACAGATAGAAATTGACACAAAGCGGGGCGATTTATTGCCGCGTGACGAGGTGCAACGAGAGGTTACAAGAATGATTGCCCAATTTAAAAGCGTTCTTTATACAAAACTAGAGTCAGAAGCGCCGCCAGTTTTGGAAGGTCAAACCGCGGCAGATATTCAATTACATTTGCGCGAAACAATTGGTGAAGCATTTGAACAATTACACGAAAACAAATGGGCATGACATACGTTGAACAAGTAGCAAGGGCAGCAATTCGGCCGCGCTCAACCGATGCCCCTTGGCTTTGGGCCGAGAAAAATATTACGGTTGATAAAACGTCTCCATTTCCCGGCAAGTATAAATCAACAACCGCGCCTTGGACAATGGAACCGATGGAAGTCTTCGCTGATAACCGGGTTCGTGAATTATCAATAATGTGTTCGGCTCAATCTGGAAAAACGCAAATGGTGATGATCTTGTTGGCATGGGCTATTGCTGAAGATCCCGGCCCGGCGATGTGGGTGCAAGCAGCACAAGACGAAGCAAAGACATTTGCCAAAACTCGTTTGATGCCAACGCTTGAATCATGCGCCCCGGTTGTTGCGTTGTTCCCCGAAGATCGACATTCTAAAACAACGCTTGAAATTAATTTTGCGTCGATGCCTTTGGTGATCAACGGCGCCAACTCACAAAGCAAATTACAATCAAAGCCGATTCGTTGGCTATTCTTGGACGAGGTGCGCAACTATCCGGCCGGCGCGTTTGAAATGGTAAGCAAAAGAACGCGGGCGTTTTGGAATGCGCGAAAGGTTTTAATCAGTACACCAAACGAAATTGATGACCATGTTGACCGTGCTTTTAAAGAAGGCGACCAAAGAGTTTATTTAATCGCGTGCCCCGAGTGCAGCGAACGGCACGAACTAGAATTTGAAAATTTAAAATGGACAACGGACGAAACAACATTCCGCAAAAATAAATGGGACTATGACGCATTGACGCCGACGATTCGTTACGTTTGCCCGAAGTGCCAAGCCGAGTTGCCGGATCGTCCAGACATTAGAAAGAAAATTGCAAACTCGGGAATATGGAAAGCAACAAACCCAGATGCCCCAATGCAGAAAGTTTCTTTTCGTTGGTCTGCTTTATTGCCGCCTTGGGTTCGCTGGTCTGATTTGGTGCAAGAGTTTCTTACAGCAAGAGCCGCGATGAAACTTGGATCAATTGAACCGTTTAAAACGTTTCGTTGTGAATCGCTTGGCTTGCCTTGGTCAACTGAGTTGACAGAGGAGGACGTAGAAATTGATTTACCAAAACACGATGACGCTTGGCCTTGGAAGGCTGAAAAATATCGGTTTGCAACTGTCGATGTTCAAAAGGATCACTTTTATTTTTTGGTTCGTGCATGGTCAACAGAAGGACAAAGCCGGCTTGTGTATTGGGGCAAGCCTACAAGCTTTGAAGACTTGGAAGCATTGCGCGAACAATACAACGTTGAGAAACATTTGTTGTTTATCGATGCCGGTTATAATGCCAACCGCGTTTATTCAGCTTGCAACGAATACGGTTGGACATGTCTTAAAGGCGGCGCCCAAAAAGATTACGCGCATAAATCGAGAGACGGAAAAACCTTAAAGCGTGCATTCTCTCAAAAGGTGCAAATCGATCCCGGCCAAGGAACAAGCAAACAAGGCCGGCTTAAAGTTGTTCCCCTTTTCCATTGGTCAAATCCTACATGCAAAGACATTCTTGCAAACTTGAGAGACGGCAACGGCGCCGAATGGTTGGCATACGCTGAAGCCGGCGAAGATTATCAAGCGCAAATGTTTTCAGAAAAAAAAGTTCAACGTCACGACCGCGTGGGCCAAGTGGTTTACGAATGGCGCAAGATAGGCAAGCGACAGAATCACCTTTGGGATTGTGAATGCATGCAAATCGTTGCGGCGCTTATGGGCCGGGTATTGAGAGATTTTTAAAATACGTTTAACAGTTTAAACTGATAAACGTAATAAAACCCCCAATAAATAAGCCTAAAAAACTTTTTTAATTTATTTTCACTTTTCCTATTGACTAAACCTAACAGTTAGGTTTTACTTTGTGCATGGAAACAAACCAAACAAAAATGAAAATAGAAAATAAAACAGAAATCGAACAAGGGGCAATAAGCGCTTGCAAGTGTAAGTATTACGAATCGTGTCCGCATTGTTTTCATACAACTACAATTGGAGGCTTCAAGGTAGGAACTAAAATGCCAGAGGGTTACAAAGTAAACGACCGTAGCTATTATAAGATAAACAACTAACCAACAAGAAAAGAACCAAACAACAATGAAAATACAAATTAAGGATCGATGGTTTCACGACACAAATTCAACAACTGATAAATGGGTTACTGAAATTCACGAATACGAACCAACATTAGAAGACGCTAAAGAATGGGCAAAAGAGGAAGAGGGAAACGGGCAAGGGCAATTAGTGTTTATTCAATTAGTAACAGAAACAACAAGCGTTGATGTAATTGATAAATATGTTCCAAGAATAGAAAAGGAATATGAACGTCTTTTAAAAAATGATTATTATGACAAAGTCGACGAAGCAGAGGGTCAAGCCGAACAAGCCGAGTTTAAGGCGCAAGGCGTGCCATGTGACAATGGAGTGCCGTTTTCGTTTTAATCAACCAACAAGAAAGGAACCAAACAAATGAAAGCATATATAGGACATTTACAAGACGCTTTAAGACACGAAAAATTGAGGCTTGAAGAAAAGGCAAAAAAAATACAACAAGAATTAAAAGATTCTATTTCAAAAGAAGATTTTGAAGCAGAGGAACTTAATAACAAGCCACAACGTGACGAGATGGATCAACTTGTAAAAGAACGAATTGCAAACCAATCAGAGAGCGAGAAAGAATTAATTAACGAGCAACAAATTAAAATATTCGTTGCGATGGATTACAATTGGAAAGAAAAAAACAAGTTTACAATATTTGACAATGCTTCAATTAATTCATCTGAAAAATTAGTAAATTCATTTATTCGCAAAGGTGAAGCAGCATTTGGAAAAGAAAAGTTTGCACCACACCGCGAAACGATTGAATTTGCTTTTCAAGACGTTCGCGGTTGCGATTTTGATTTGATGATTGCACGCGAAGAACGTGACAAAGCACGCGAACGCAAAAACCTAACCTTTGAGCAATTAAGAAAAGTTAACCCAATATTCAAGGGCAAACTTTGGAAAGTTGCTGAAGAATACGAAAATGAATACATTAAGAAATTTGTTTCAAACTGCGAATACATTTTCACAGCAAGAGCAAACAAAAAGCAGCAAGAAACCGGCAAGTTGCAACGTCCGTGGTCTGAAAAAGACGAAGCAACTGCAACGGAAATGGCGAAAATGGAAATACTTCGTTACGTTTACAAGTTAGCCAACAAGATTGGCAAAGAAGTTAAAACCGCAAAGCTAACAGGATACTTATGGTCTTATTCAACATTAGAAGTTGAATGCGTAGACGGGGAAAAACAAATATGGAACACTCACCAGATTACAAATTATTCTTGTTATGGACGACCTTTTACACAATGGCCAACCCGAAAAGGCGAGCCATGTGTAATTGCCAAAGGGATAGAGCAAAAGAAAAATAAGAGTTTTTGGGCAGTTAAATAATACAATGAAAAAATCAATCGACATTACACCAACTTGGGAAGCAATTGTTCCGGCATTGCTCGAAGCTTACGCAAGCGCAAGCCCAATGAAACGCGAAGACATCCGCGCCGAGTTTTTAAAAATGGCAAAGGCAGTTGACGCATACGCTAGAGCGAACGAAATGAAACGCGAGGAAATAGGCACCGAGTTTTTAAAAATGGCAAAAAAACATGAGCAACCACAAATGCCCCCATTGCAATAAGCCAATTAATATTGGTCAAATCCTTGGAAGCGTAACCAGCGAGGCCAAGGCGCAAGCATCCAAGGCAAATGCAAACAAACCGCCGGCGCCGGGCAAGAATCCCCGCGGGCGTCCTAAAAAACTTCCCTTGAAATGATTTAATAATGCCCTTGAATAAGGGCGCCTTTTTAAAGGCTATTTAATAACCTACCTCATCGCGCCCGGGCATTTAGCTTGGGCGTCTCTCCTTTTACCCCTTGAGTTGTTGAGAATATCCGTATCATTGCGGAATGGCCGAGGGTTTATTTCTCGATTTTACAACGTCTGAAATTACTACAATTTTGGCAAAAGCTAAAACGCTTTTGACTGAGGGTAAAACTATGATGAGCTACGGCGTTGGCGGAAGGAATGCAACAAAACAGTTTACATTGCCGGTTGATCAAATCTTGCGCGAATGCCGTTACGCTCTAAAGCGCAAAGATCCGGCAACCTATGGTTACGCATCAACAAGGACATACGCAAAATTTAGATGATAAAAAACTTTTTCAAAAAGCTTGGATACTTGTTTGACCACACAAACGTCAACCATCGTTTCCGCAATCCGATTCGATCACTTACCCAAGACACACCCGCATTAATTCCGACGGGCACACATCAACAATTGATAAGTGCCGGGCGTTGGCTTTTCGGAAACTTTGCCCCGGTTCGCGGTGCCCTGCTTGAGCAAGCAACTTATTCGGTTCAACCGTTTGTTCCGCAATATGTCGGACCCGATAAGGAATGGGGCGTCGAAGCTGAAGCATGGCTAAACGATTGGCATAAAGTTATGGACATCCAAGGCAAAGCCGATTTCGAGGAATTGCTTTATCTTGCATTGATTGGAATAAAACGCGACGGAGATATTGGCGTTTTGTTAACTGAAACCCGGGGCAAATATCCAGCGATTCAAATGGTGCCGGCGCATCGAATAGGATCGCGCACAAATGGAGTAATTGAAAAAGGAGCTTTTAAAGGCCGACAAATAACCAACGGCGTAATTTCAAACGCAAACGGCCGGGCAATCGGTTATGAATTAACCAACGGCCGGCGCATTAGTGCAACTGATTTGAGTCTTTGTTTTTTTCCAGAATGGTCGGACCAGAACCGCGGCTTGACTCCTTTGGCTGGAGTTGTTGCAGACTTGCAGGATGTTAAAGAGTTGAGGCAATACGAATTAACTGCGCAAAAAGCACAAGCATCAATAAGCCTGATTGAACACAATGAAAACGGAATGGCGGACGATTCCGAAGCGTTTATAGAACAAACCATTGAATCAAACGCGCTTGATACAACTGTCGAGACTTTGGAAGGCGGCGCAATACGTTATTTTCGTGCCGGATCAGGGGCAAAGATTGAAACTGTAGAATCTAATCGACCCAGTAAAAACGCCCAAGAATTCGAGGCGACAATTATGCGTGCCGCCTTTCAAGCTTTAGAATGGCCTTTCGACTTTAGTTTGGACCCGTCAAAAATTGGCGGCGCGGTCGTTCGTTTAGTTGCTGCAAAGGCTCAAAGAACAATCGAAAAAAATCAACGCTTAGTTCGTAAACTAGCAAGGCGCATTGACGGTTATGGAATAGCCAAGGCAATTAAACTTGGCTTATTGCCTATGCCTAAAAGTGGTGATTGGTACTCATGGCATTACCAAGGACCAAGGCGCTTAACGGTTGACGCTGGACGCGATGCAAATGCCGCCCGTGAAGATTACAAACTTGGGTTGACTACGTTGCAAGAGTTGTATGCCGAGCGTGGTTTGTATTGGGAAGACGAATTACAAAAAAGAATTAACGAACAAAGAGTTTTATTAGATGCCGCAAAACAAGCGGGCATCGATCCGAACCGGGTTCAACTTTTAACACCAAACGGATTACAAGATTCAAATGAATAACGAAACAAAATTATTGGCAATTCATCCGGCATGCGTGCCGAAGGCGCAAGCAATGTTAACAGCAACCGAGTTGCCAAAACTTAGCTTGGACGAAGATGACGAAAAAGAATTTGATTATTATGCCGATTCACGTTTGGCAATAATTCCAATCAACGGCGTTCTTGGTCACAAGTTAAGCGCGGCCCAAAAAGCAATGGGCGGGGTTGATACAGTTGACATAATGCAAGCAGTTGAAACCGCGGCAATCGATGATGATGTTGAAATGATCGTGTTGGATGTTGATTCACCCGGCGGCACTGTCGGCGGAATTCCTGAATTAGCTGAAACCATCGAGGAAGTACAAAGAGAAGGCAAAAAACAAATCATTGCTTACACCGATTCAATGATTGCAAGCGCCGCTTATTGGGCCGTTGCTGGCGCCAATGCAATTTATGCATCGCAATCATCCGAGGTCGGTTCAATTGGTGTTTACATGCCAATTATTGATTCATCATTAAATTTAAAAGAACAAGGCGTTACAGTTGAACTTATAAAAGCCGGTAAATTTAAAGGCGCTGGTTTTCCCGGTGTTGCTATAGACGAAGACGTCAGAAGCTTCTTACAAGCTGAAGTAAATGAGACATACGACGACTTCACTGCATACGTTAACAAGTTTAGGCCGAGCCTTGGAACTGACAAAATGCAGGGGCAAACATTTAGCGGAAAACGTGCCGCGCAAATTGGGATGATTGACGGAATGAAAAAAAATCTTAAATCACTCCTTGAAACGTTGTGAGATTGTGCAAAATGGAGCGCTAGACAGTTATGACCGTGATCGAAGAAAACAAGAAATTGGTTGCTGATCTTGAGGCGTCCAACGCATTAAGTGTTGAGGCTGCCGCCAAGAATGAAGAATTAAACGCTAAAGTTAATGAATTAACTGAAGCAAATACAACCGCCGAAGCAAAGATAGTTGCAATGCAAGATTTGCACGCCGAGGAACTTGAAGCAGAAAAAGCCAAGGTTGACGAAATCGCAAGCAACAAAGCTTTAGAAATCGTTGCTCAACAAGGCGCAGAACCGGCAGAAGAAACAGACGTTAAGCCGGTTGAAAAAACAATTGATCAGCTTTGGGAAGAATACGCAACAATCAATAAAAAGAACCCAAAAGAAGCAACGCGCTTTTATCGGTCTGAAATTAGACCACTTGTAAAATAATTTTATCTTAAAAAAAAATAAAGGAATAAAAATCGAATGGCCAATAGTTTAAATGGAATTAATCTCGCTGCGATAGCTCAGTCTGTACTGGACAATCTCAGCGCACAACACACTCCAGTCAATGCTTTCACAACTGATTTTAGTAGTGAAATTGCAGATCAAGGAGAAAGCATTACAACCCGAATTGCAACCGCGGTTACTGCCGCCGACGCATCAAGCGGATATACTGCCGCTGACGTTACAAGCTCGGCTAAAACCGTCACGCTAAATAACCACAAGCATTTCACAATGGCTTTTACTGACTTGGAAATTGCCAAGGGTGGAATGAATATGCTTGAGCGAACATTTGTGCGCCCTGCAACTCACGCCGTAATCAATTCAATGGTTGATGCTTTAATGGCGCTGGTTGTAAACAGTGAGTTCGGAAATGTTTCTACAGTTACCGCGGCAAACTTTGGCGCCGACGACGTGGCTACTTTGGCCGGTGATTTGACAACGCTAAACGTGCCAAAAGAAGAGCGGGCTTTGATTATTAAGCCTTCTTATTATGCAAGCTTGGCACAAGACAACGCTATTCAAGCAAGCTACGCATCAACTCTTGATGATTCGCTTCGCAATCATAGCGTGCCGCGTGTTCACGGTTTCAACGTTTATGAATATTCTGACATTCCTAGCAACTCTGAAAATCTTGAAGGTTTTGCATGTGGGCCGGAAGCATTGCTAATTGCAGCACGTCAACCGGCTATTCCGCAAAACTGGAGCGGCGCGGTAGAGTCTGTAACCGATCCAGATTCCGGCTTAACTGTTCAATTGCGTTCTTGGTATGAGGGCAAAGACGGTAAGCAGATGATTTCCGTAACTACAATATTCGGCGTTTTGGTTGGTTCTAATTCATTGAAACGCATTAAGTCTTCATAATGAAGTGCATCATCACAATAGGGCGCAAGGGCAATAAATACAAAACTTTGTATGTTGGCGAAGATGCTAACGAAGCCATTGCCAAAATGGATGATGTAAAGGCCGGCTCGGAAGACAAAGCGCCTCTTTATGACGAGGTGTGCGTTTTCCGGCGGCCGGTACATTTCAAGCGACGCAAGCTTTTAGCGTAGTTGTATTGTTGAACTGGTTAGTGTTCTTGTGTTTGGGTGTTTGTTTGGACATCTGGCCGGCCGTTTAATCGCGAGCCGGCTTTTTTTTAATTATGAGTGAATACACTGACGACATTGCGGAAATGATTTCAGACTGGCCGGTTACTTATACAATCGGCTCAACTAACTACACCGGCACAATTGGAACAATTGACACCGGCAACGAATTAGAGCAAGGGGGTTTTCTTGATGATGTTGACGCGGTTTTGATTGCTAAAAAACTTGATCATTCAACCGTGCCATCAATAGGCACACAAGTAAGCATTGCAACCGTTCAATATCGAATTACAAGAATCATAACAATGCCCGCCGACAACGCGGAATTACGTTTTGCATTACAGCACGCAACTAAATGAGCTATTACAACACACTTGAACAAAAACTAGAAGGCGCCGCGAAAGACGTGCTTGATGATGCAAGCAGTTGGTCCGTTACAGCATACACCGGCGAAGACGACGAAGATTTAGGCACGCCAAGAGTTGTTTGCATTGTAGATGATGCCGAGGAGGAACAATTAGGCGCCGGAAATTGGCGGGTTACTTTAACAGTTCGATATACTTCAAACGCGGATGACGTTAACGCGGCGACGCATGCGGCTAACGTCGAAAAGATGCGCGACTTGTTTCTTGATGATGCAATTGCCGCGACTTTAAGCGCCAAGGATGGTGAATTTCATGTTTTGGGCGTTTACGGTAGATCAACAAGCAAGGGAATTGATGAGCGCAACCGCTTTGCTCAAGTATCCCTTGAATTGTTGGCCGCCCCTTCTAATCTTTAACCAGCAAATTTAATAAAATGGGACAACAAGCATTAAGTCAAATTACTAAAACCGTTTCGGCAGTTGGTACACCCGAGGCATTGGGAAGCGGATCGGTTCGCGCTCATTCAATCACTTTTTTTGCATTAAAAGCAGCAAGAACAGACAACGCCGGGCGTGTTTATATTCAAGTTGCAAGTGGTAACGATACTGCCGGCGCTCCATTAGACCCGGGCGACTCTGTTACATTTACAGCAAACGGCGCTGATGAATATTATACAGATGCACAATTTTACATTGATGTTGAAAATGCCGGCGATGGAGTTGTTGCAATATATAATAAATAAGGCGCGAAAATGATTACAGTAAACAAGGCAAACCCGACACCGGGCGAAGTCACAAGCTCGCTAACAAATACCGCTGATGGCGGGCTTCATTTTGATGGGGCGGCGGGAAATGTCGACATCGCATCACCTCCAGATTTAGGAACTAAATTTAGTTTTGAATTTATACTGAAAGCCGGGGGCACGGGAAGCAGCGGCAAGATAGTTGACTTTGGCGACGGCGGTAGATTCGTAATCGAACACAACACAAGCGGTCTACAAGTCAAGCCGAGTAATTCGGGAGGTTGGGTCACACTTCAATCGCCATCCCCGCTTGCAGATTTGGAAGTGCATCATTTGGTTGCGACTGTCGATAACACCGCGCTAAAACTGTATGACCAAGGCAACCAAGTCGCTGCAATAACAATCGCCGCACCAGATATTGACAGTTGTGCAGACGCTAAAATCGGCAGCTACTATGATTCAGCAACGGATTTATTCAACGGAACTATATCGCGCACACGGTTTTATAATCGAGTGTTATCCGGTTCGGAAATTAAGGAAAAATTCGAGAACAAAAATCTAGAATTTTCTGAGATGTGGGCGAGCCAGACTGATTTAATTAATGCTAACTCTTCCAACTCTGGAACATCTTGGACGGGTGCAAGTTCGTCTACTGCTCCAACGGGATGGAGTCCAGCCGGTTCACCAAGAACCTACACAATTGATTCCTCAAGTGGTTCGGGTTCCGAGCCAGCATTAAAAATTGAAGCTGGAGCGGCAAACGTAGGCATTAAATGGGGCGGAACTGCCACGCTTGGTAAAAAATATAGACTTTCTTTTAGTTATAAAAACGGGGACGCAGACACAGTTATGGCGTACCGGTTAACCGATGCGGGATCATTTGTTAATTTAGCCAATTCAACTAGCTGGAGTCATAATAATGTCGTTGAGTTTACCGGCGACGGAGTTACTGGCGGG